CAACTTGTAAAAGGTGGTTCGGTAAAAACTCCATTAGATGCTAAAGTAAGTAAGGGTCACGATATTCGCCACGGTGTAGAGATAGATGGTGATGGCCGCGCTGTAGCTTATTGGGTAGAGCAAGAAGATGGAAGTTCGAAGAGGCTACCTGCATACGGCAAGCGTACCGGTCGCAAAATAGCGTGGTTGGTGTTTGGATCTGAAAAACGAATTAATGAAACTCGCGGTATGCCTCTGCTAGGTGCTTACCTTCAATCTTTAAAAGAGATTGATAGATACAGAAGCAGTACACAGAGAAAAGCTACATTGAACTCAATGATAGCTTTCTTTATTAAAAAAACTAAAGATAAAATGGGGACGTTGCCTGTAAGCGGTGGGGCTACTCGCAAAGATTCTGTTAGCGTTACCGATGGTGATGGCGGTACCCGTAATTTTAATATGGCAAAACTAATGCCAGGCACTATCTTTGAAGAGCTACAAACTGGAGAAGAGCCTGTTGGTTTTGACAATAAAGGTGTTGATATAAGTCTTGGTGATTTTGAAGAGATAATTATACAAGCAGTCTCTTGGTCTGCTGAAATCCCTCCTGAAATCTTGCGTTTAGCATTTTCAAGTAACTACAGTGCAAGCCAAGCAGCTATAAATGAGTTTAGAATGTATCTGGCTCGTATTTGGGGCTCTTGGGGAGACTCTTTTTGTACTCCTATTTACATAGAAGTTTTGATAAATGAAATTTTAAGGCGAAAAATAGCCGCCGCAGGACTTCTTGAAGCGTGGAGAGACCCTTATCAATATGATAAATACGGTGCTTGGACCCGTGTGGAGTGGTATGGTTCTATAAAACCAAGTACCGACACCTATAAACAGGCAAGAGGTGCAGAACTTAATTTGAGTATGGCCCTTACTACTCATCAAAAAGAGGCACGAGCGGCAAACGGTTCTAAGTGGTCGCGCAATGTTAAAAAACTCAAGCAAGAAAATGAAATGTTGGCAGAAGCAATGCAGCCTATCGCGGAATTTCGCCAAAAGTACGGCGTGACACCACAGGAGATAGACCCACAGGCTATGATCAACGAGAATGAGGAGACGGAAGTATGAATCAAAATGATTTAGGAAGTACAGACGCTAATACCTCCCTCTCTATGGGACTTGGTGGGGTAGTTAGTATTACTGCTGAGACCAAAGTTGTAGAAGGGCCTATTTCAGGGTTTGTAGTAGTTTCCGGTACTGTCACAGTGTCCGGCGCAAAAACAAGTGTTGACCCGCGAGCCCAAGATGTTACCGCAGTTGCGTTTGGGGCTGGAACATTTGTCCTCTCTCTTAAGGATGTTACTTTTATTGCAGCGGCTGGTACAACGCTGGCATATCTTGCATAATGGTAGGGGTTGGTGCATCAATACCTATAATTGCCAGTACAGGCTCAAACGAGAGCGGTCCATATACACCGCCGACTCATGAGCCGTATTTAGTAGAGGGTAGTAATTATAACGTCTCTGATGGACAGGGCACACACGAAGCATATAACGTTTTAAGATCGGTTTAAACTATGGCATATGATGGACCATTTACAGGTGATGAGGTTGATGCGGCTATCCGGCTTGCGTATGGCCCTTTTGTACAATTCTCGATACAGAATGAAGATGTAACGATTACAAACCCCAATGAGTGGGTTGAAATTGATGTTTTGGCAACTGTTACATTCTTAAAAGATTTCGCTCTTTTCCCTCCTGGAACACCTGGGATTTCATATATCGGAGATCATCCTGTTATTGTAAAAATGCAGGGGCCTTTTTCTATGTCCTCTTCTACAAATAATGTAAAACTGGATGTTGCTGTTGGGCTAAATGGAACTCCTGACGAGAAATCGTTGGTTAGTCGTTTTATTGGAACCGGTGGAGATATTGGGGCCGCTTCTCTTGGATATTTACTGTCGATAGTTAAAACAGATAAATTGTCTGTCCATATCCGATGCGATAAAGCAACGGTAATGACTATTGTGTCGGCACCTATTATGATAATGCCGGCTATTGCTATCGCTCCGGCTGTTTAAGTTAGTGTATTGTACTCTACAGTTGGTCGCACAAACATATATTAATAAAATAAAACAGTAGTAAAGGAATATTAAATGTTTGAATTTTGGTTACTTTTAGAGAGTGTTAGAATAGCATTTGAAGAGGCTTTTGCAGCTGGTATTATTCCAACTGCTGAACAACAGGCAACTTATGAAGCCTCCCTTTACGGTGAAGATGCGCCGTTGGGCACTAGGATACTAACAGTTGTTGGTGATCAAGCAGAGATTGCTATTCACGGTGTTTTAACCGAAACACCTAGTTATATGGCTCGTTATTATGGAGGCGGCAACACAACATATCCCGAAATTTTGGCCGCTATGAAGTCCGCTAAAGATCAAGGTGCAAAAGATATTGATTTTGATATTAAAAGCCCCGGTGGTGGTTTGTCTGGACTCTTTGAGCTTCTTGAGGGAATGGATAAAACAGGCGTTACAATTCGCAATGCCAGGATAAACGGGATGTTGGCATCTGCCGCTTATCCTATTGCTGCAAAAGCTCAAAAGATTATTGCCACAAGTAGAGGAACACGCATTGGAAGCCTTGGTATTATGTACCAAACGCGAACCGATGAAAACAGTGCTATGGTTAGAAGTTCGAATGCTCCTCGTAAAAACCCAGATGTCTCAACCGAAATTGGTAAAACCCATATGGTTGAAGAGTTGGATGGAATGGAAGCACTCTTTTTTGAGCATATCGCAACGGCTAAAGGAATTACAGTTGATAAAATAAAAGCTGATTTTGGACAGGGTGCAGTTTTTCTGGCTGATGAGGCACTTAAACGGGGTATGATTGATGAGATTGAGAGCGGTTCATCCGCTTCTTCCTCTAATACATCAACCTCAAAACCAATCACCGCCCAAAAAAGCGGGGATACGGAGGTTAGTAAAATGGATATAGTAAAACTAAAGGCTGAAAATCCCGCTCTTTATGCGCAGGTGTTGGCTGAAGGTGTTACTCAAGAGCGCGAGAATGTATCTGCGCACTTACTTATGGGTAAAACCTACGGGGCAATGGATGTGGCTATGGAAGCCATTGAAAAAGGTGAGGGCATGACAGCACTTACTACTGCAAAGTATCTTACTGCGGAGAAAAACGCATCTGATGAGAAAGCTCGTGGCGGTGATGATACTGAGGCAGCGGCAGCTTTAGCAGCGGCAAAACTCAAAACTGACGATGTGAACGACTCGGAAGCTTCCGATCTTAAAGAGATTGAAGCTATGAGAAACGGTGAGGAATCTTAATATGTCTAACATTTCAGTTTCCAACAATGACAACGGGAGTGTAGTTCTTAAAAATTTGGTGGATCGTGATGATTTACTAACTTTTGCAGGAGCGGCAACCGTAATAGAGGGTACTATTCTCGCGAGAGATTCAGTGTCTAAAAATCTTGTGCCATTTGTAAAAGGTGGTTCAACCAACGAAAACGGCATTCCTAAAGCTGTCATTACTTATGAAGTAGTGGCTACAGGTGCAGGTGATATTCCAGTTAAAGCTGGTATCTCCGGTGAGTTCTATAAACAGCGTTTAGTGATCGATGCCGATGGTGACGACACTAATATTGACGCTGATGTAATTAATCAGCTCCAGGATTTCAGCTTGATTGCTGTTGATTCTAAAGAGCTTAACATTCTTGATAATCAGTAAGGAGGGTTGTAACTATGGCTAGTCCAGAAACCACCAAAACAATGCTCGAAGCGTACAAAGAGGACGCTCGACCACAAATGTTCCTGTCTGGGTTTTTCCGCTCACCTGCGCGAAACTTCCACAACAGCGAAGAAGTAGAGATTGATATTACACGCTCCGGTGAGGATGTATCGGTTGCACTGTACGATATTTCTAACGGTCACCGTATGAACTCAACTGACCTTTATACGAATAAGGGATTTTTGCTGGAATGATTAAAATTCAGGATAAAATTCAGAGAGCTATCGAGTTACAAGCATCTCAGGTGCTACAAACTGGTAAACTTGACCTCATTAATGAGGATGGGCTTACAATTTATGAGCTTGATTATGCTCCTAAAACAACTCACTTCCCAGATGCAGGAACCGATTGGGACGATACAAACGCTGATATTCTCGGTGATATCGATTCTCTTGGTAAAGTTATCCGTGGTGATGGTTTAGCGAATCCTGATCAACTACTCTTTGGTAGTTCAGCATTTGAAACAGCTTTGAAAAATGAAAAATTTATGAAGCGTT